GTCTCTTCAGACACACAAATAATATATTATAATATTTAGACTCCCATAATATATTATGGGCGTGTGTCCAAGGTGGTTACTTACCTTGATTTTTGATTCTTTACTGAATGTTCCTATATATTTATACTCCTATAGTAGAGTAGCTAGTTTGTTTCACAGCCAGAAAGTTCGCTTTGTTCGTGAGCTAAACGGCATTGGCATTTTTCAATTCCCAATGCTGAACGACAATTTAAACCATTGCTAGTCCTGAATGATCTATCAGGTGAGAGAATTTTGCTAATCCAGATTCACAACTGGAGTTTTGTTATTATTAAACTCTTGTAAAATTAATAAACGAAGGCGGAGTTATGGCAGGATAAGAATCCCTGTTAAGCCATGACCCAAAACCTGTATTTATAAATTCGCTTCCGGCAACCGGAATCTCCACTAAAGGGGCTATTGAATGAAATCCTAATCTACATTCATCTCCAGCTCCCACATTCAACATCATCTCTATAGGAAATGGTGCATCATATGGATTGAAGAGAACTACAACTAAAGATCCACAGTCTTGGGTTGCGAATTTATAAGTAGGCTCTACGTAATTATTTGTATTCTTTTTCGGTCCACCGACAAATTTAAACAGAGAGGTGTTTGGAACAGCAAATTCATGTGAATGAATCAAACTATTCCAAAATATTGGTAAGCTTTGATACGGCACTGGGTAATCGATATTTTGATCACTCAACACTATACTTGCAATTGTTTCGTTCATTACTGAACCATACATTAAGCCTTGCAAAGCATACGAATATTGATCTTGTGGAAAATAAAATACCGAAGTTACCAACGAATTAGCATCAACGTTATCTTGATTTTTAAAGGACACCGTTCTCAGTTGAAATTTGAATGATGGAAATTTTCCATAATACATGCTAGAAATAGCACGTAATGGAGAATCCCACAAAGAAGTCAAATAATTCGGACTTTCGTTCATCAACGGATCAAGATCAAAAACAATATAATTATAACCTGGCTGAAGTTCTCGAGAAAACTTATGCACATTATACACTCTTCGAATGAAATCCCTTACGGAATCAATTTTCTGGAGTCTATTTACATAATTTTCCTCTCCCCCTTCATCCATTTTATCATTTTGTTTTTGAGGTTGATTCATTACTTTCATAGAGTGAGCTTCGAGGCGTTGAGGTGGTAAAACCTCTCCTGGAAAGGAAGTATTAAGGGCACGAGTCGAGTAACCGAAAAATTGCAAGCTGGGAGTTCCAGTAATATAAATATTAAAATGTATATCACTAGGAGAATCACCAGAATTCGCCAAAGGCTGAGCTACATAAATGTAGTACATCCCATGGAACAATGATTCAGTTGCTAGGTCAAGGGCACAAGGAGTCATCTCATTTCTGCATAGATATGGTAAGACAACCTCATGAACCTGGCCACCTGCGCAAAATTCCATTAAATGCGATGGAGCATTTAAAATACTTCGATAATCAGGGAAAGATGTTAAAACATCGACAGATGGATTATATAATTGTAATAAGCGCAATTTAACTTGCTGCTTATTATTCATAACCGCCTCAATAGATATTTTCATATCGCCTCTCCACGCTCTACTCAAGTAATGCATCAATCTTATATTGTTCGTAAATCGGTTTCCAGACGTTGAAGCGTCGAAATTAAACTGATTAGGAGAAATTGGCCTAGACCATAAAAGCGTACCTGTAGAGTCACCCACATTCACTCTCACCGTTCCGAGGTATTGTTTTTTAGAACAAATATGATTTAACATCATCTCGTCACAAGTAGTATTGAATATAGGAGAATCCACAATTCGGTTTACACCAATATGTGAGTCCAACGTCTCATAATACGTTTGCGTATCAACAGTATTCAAAAAGTTGCGATCAGTCGTAATAACTCTCTCAGCTATGAGAGAAGAATTAGGATTGTGCAACCCCGTCTTTGCTTTAAGATAAGCTCTCGCTTTATCGATAAAGTCTCCGGAAATCTTTTTAGCACCTTCTGCTACCTTATCAGCTACAGCGGTACCTATTGACGATACAAATGAAGATTGGGTAACCCAATTGACGTATCTCGGAGTAGGGACTCTCATATCCAGACTTTTAAAAACGGCTTCCACCGTAATTTTAAGACTAGTACTTGAGCCAGAACTAGGAGATAATGCGTTCAATACTAAAAATACAAGAGTTCCATAATTACCATTTATGGGAGTTATGTCCAAAGAAGGGACATAACTTCCACTTTTTGGTTCAATATCTAACGTAGCCATTTCCGTATTACAAAACCAGGGAACGTGTAAAACTACCGAAGTAGCTTCATTGGCGAATAACCTAGCATGTGGTCCGGAAAGTATCGTATTTATTAAACCAATCTGGGACGAACCATTATCCAAAGCACCGTATATTGGAGGGATTACTCCTACCAATACACAACCTGAATGCGTTATAGTACCTGCTACAGATATGACAAGATCTAGGTCACATCTATATAAAGATGCTATTTTCGTGGCACTCATTAGTGATGGATTGGATCTTAGCACGTCACCAGGCATCTGAGAAAACTGACAAGGTAATAAATTACCTCGTGCAGTACTTGTGTCCCAATCAACAGTCATTAAATAGAAAGGCCTCTCAATGAAAGGTTTCGCATCAACGACAAATTGCTCAGAAATCAAAGTGTCCGTTAAAACATAGTCCTTATACATTTCGGGGGGTTGGATTTCTCTAGTAGCGACAGAAGAAACGGGAGTTTCAACCATCATACTAGATTCTGAAAAATTTACATTATTAGTGTCGGAGATATTAGAAAAATTTTGTGTTAAAGCATTCATGATTACACGTTGAGGATATATATAAAAGAGATAAAATGAAAATCTAAATTTAATAATATTTAATTAAACCATAATATATATAAAGTTTGCAGGCGATAGGTATAAATATAAAATAAAATTAAAATGAAAAATTATAGTCTAGGCTTTGTTCCATATATATTTGATAGGTAAAACGCAAAAATTAAATAATCTAATAGTGATATATCTATATGTATTTTTAAATTGTATACAAAGAGTTTTTAAAACTAAGAAATAATAAAAATCTAACAATTGTTTATTTATACTCATAAACAAAGAGTGGTTATTTTGTTTTTAACCAAAAAGTTCCTACAGCATTTAAGACCCTGTAGTTAGCTACCTGTAACAGTACAGGTACTAAGCATTTTGCTAAACCAGATGCATAACTGGTATTTATAAATAAATTTGATTTCAATATTCAAAGAACTTGTTTCCTAACATTTGAATGTTAGAATAACCGTCCTTATCATTCAAAATTTGTTCAATTCTGTGTTCAGGCAATTCTTTCCAGACTAAATCATTAGCTTCAAACCAATCTTTTACAACTAGTTCAAATTCTTCCAACAATTCATTCTTTGGATGCAAATATTTTTCTATTTGAAAAATAACTGATCTATCGCTCATGACGACATTAAAGTCTTTACTAGAATCACAAAATTTAAACAAATTTCCTAACGTGTCAAGGCTAAGAGGTGCAGAAATAGGGGAGATATTTACGTTGTTAGAAACAACAAAAGATCTCTTAAGAAAAGAAGCGTCCTTCATGTCAACAAAGTCATGATTTATTGGGCGTTTCTTTCCATCCGTAATTTCCATACCTAGGCCTTCAACGAAAGGTTTCAATGTTCTCAAATTATAATATTCTGCCAAGTCGGGGGGAACACCTGATATTCTATCATCTCCTAAGAAATATTCAACAATTCTATTGAATTGCATCAATCTCTCAGCATCTGACGGGTGCTTTCCCTTCGGCTTGTAAGAATAGTAAAAAGAACATGCTGAAATCAATTTATTTATTAAAGAGTTTAGTAAAGCAGTAAGCCAACAACCAGATTGAAGACCATGAGTTATTAAAAATAGCTCATCATCAACTAGCACAAACATGCGCACTAATGAATCACACAAACTTTTGAGAGTTTTATGCTCTTCCTTAGTTCCAGCGAAAAATTTTCTTAAAACGGAAAAAACGGTGTCAAGGAACGCAGCTATTAAAGATCTATCCCATCTACCGAAATCTCCATCCATTACAAATTTTCCACCACTAGTCAGGTTGGCATGTACTTTACTCCACTCTTTATATGGATTAAGTCCAATCGCTATACCATTAGTATGACGATTATTCTTAATGTAAGCCATTAAACTGCCGAAATATTTTTTGAAAAGAAGAGTCATATGCAAAGGCATAACAGCAAAAGTCCTAGGAACTTTGCCATTTGGTCTTGGTTCATCCTTTAATGCATGATAAGCTAACATTTCTGTCATCTTAACATCACCTGTTCGTAATCTCTTCTCAAAGTCGTCTAAATAAAGCTCGAAAGCTTTATCCAAAGTTCCATTTTCAAAATCTATATAGGCAGTTTTGTCCGTGTCATATCCATAACCGTTAACACTGTCTTTTCTCAAAGGGGCGAGATCCTCATTTCCAAGGATTACTTCCTTCCAAGAAATTACTTTAAATTTTGTCACATATTGTTCAATAACTTTAGCGCCAAAATTTAATGCTAACGGGCAAACGTGTCCGGTATTGTTAAAGTTGGGTGATACTATGGATTTAAGTAGTGACTTACCTTCACTATCTCTCATCATAGGTACAACCTTGTCTTTACAAACTGAAGGCTCCATAAAAGGAGCACCAGTGTCATAAAGGCGAGATTGTTTAAGAGGTTTCTTGGGAGAAATCTCTCCTTTAACATATCGCACACGCATTGCAGATCCATCTATAGGTTCCAAAACTAGTCCTTCATCACAATCAAGCATTAGTTCTGAAATTTTCTTCCTTTCATTAGAGGGAGAAATGGCTATAAAGCCCCTATAATTTTCAATTATCGTTTGTCCATCATATCCTCCTGCTACATGGGTTCCCAAAAAACCATGAGTAGGAGAAAACAAAACAGCGCCACATAGCCCTTTAAAGGCTACTTCGTGCAAAACGCCTGTTTCTGGACCAAATTCTATATCCTTCTTATATATATCACAAGCGACAGAAAAACTAACATCGTTAGTTCTCATCTTCTTGTTACTATAATTAAGACTCTGCTCGGGGGTCACAAACACCGCACTTTTGACGGCGCTTGTTTGTGACTCCAAACCAGAGTGGAAAAGAATATTGGCCTTCTTAAACAAATTATGCGTTGCTATAGATAATTCTATAACGCAAATATCTGTTGATGGACAATCATAAATAATTGAAAAAGGACATTCATCGAGCATAGTCCTACCTCGAGCCAAGTCATCTTCAGTTTTATATGCACTAACGGTAGTGCAACCGAAAACTGAGTGTCTTGACACGAGGGCTCTTCTACCAGAGAAGGTAGCTACAGATTTTCTATAGCCCTCTTCGGCAGTAGAACGAGCCAAAATCCAGTAGCAATGCCTTTCTGGATTTCCAAAATTTTCATCCTCCATTGGAAACTCCAATCCTTGGGTAGTAAAACCTTTTAGATTAGAGCTTCCTCCGGTTGATAAATATTTTGCACATGCAGTCTGATTTTCGACTGTATTTGGAGATTTATTCAATAAACGATAAGATAAATAAATAAAGCCAGTAGAAAAAATTAAAAAAAATGATGAAATAAAAGCAGAAATATAGGGATGTTCTTTAATAAGATTAGTTGTGCAATCCAATAATTTAGATGCCCAATTTTTAGCCGAATAAAAAATGTCAAATAAAAAAATAATAAAAGAAGCAATATTAGGAGCGATATTTAAATTTTCAAAAACATACAAAAATTTATTTTTAATAGAAATAATAGAAGACAAAACATTTAAAGAAATTGAAGAAATAGAATTTAAAAAAACATCAACGAGGTTTGAATTCTCCTCATTGTCTAACAAATCGGGATAAACAACATATTTATAATTAACAGGTTCTACGGTTTTAATAAGTCCTACTTTTTGAGATTCTTTCTTATAAGAAACCTTATAAGAAGGCTTAAAATAATTTTTGAACTTATTAAATTGAGCGGATTGAGTATAAAATTTTCCGACATCAGCACTTGTAAAAGTGCAATTAGTGTGAACAGCTTGGCTAGTATTAGCGTCTTCTGCACACAAAGTAATTGCACTTATCCAAGCACTAACATCTTCCATTCTACCAGTCAAAGTTGTTGGGATTGTTTTATTCTTTAAAATTAAAAAATTGTTAAAATCTGTGGGGAACCCATTCTTCCACACAGGGTTGTTAGAAAGAAAATCAAAAAACATGGCAGTTACAGTATACGTTCGCGAATTGTCAGGATTAATTACAGGAGGGAGAAATTTTAAAACTATTGGTCTACGTCTAAGTGCATTTAAATCAGCAATACCATCATTTGGGGTGACTACTAAATTTCCTGTTATGTTATTTGTAGTACAAATAACAGATGAAGAAACAAAAAATTTAGTATTTTTCTTATCAGCCTCGGCACAGTCCAATGGGAGCTTAACATTTGAAATAAAATTCATTGTTTTCGCCCATTGACCCATACCTCCTTGACCTACGTCATCCAAAACCATGGTAGTTTGTCCTGAATAATCATCATACCAATCTTTACCTTCCATGTTCGTTTTCCAAACATGGGAGTATATACTTCTTTGAGGAGTATGTACTCTAGATAAATAATCAGTAATCTGACCTAAACAGGTTGATTTACCACAGCCAGGAGGACCTTCTAAAACTATAAAGGCGGGAGTTGTTCGAGAGGAGCTGGAATAACCTTCAATCGATTTGATGATGTTCTTCAATTCAACCCACATTGAAACCAAGGAACGAGAGTTTTGCGATCTAAGAGCTTTTTGAAAATTTGTACAAGAAAGTAAACGAGCATATAAAGAAGCGGCTTCATTCCTAAAAACGGAAGAATGAAGTTGGGATTGGTCCTTAACAAAATCAGTTAAAAAATGAGTTAAACGATCGGTATGTAGGCGTACTTCAGAACTGTACGCCACATGTTCATAAAAAAAACGAAAATTAACAGCGAATGGAGTATTAGGAAAAATCTTTTCGGCACAATTTACAGCAAATAAAAGAATAGCACAAAAAATATCGATAATTAAATTATAAATAGACAAAATAGGGTTATTAACTTCATCGGCGATTTTATATAGTTTTAATAACAGAGAATGGAGATTATTAGGAATTCCAATTAAGGAATTGATGACAGCTAAAATTTCGAAAGATTGAAGTTCTAAATTTCTCTGATATTTTTCCTTAACATCACCTATATTTTTCCATAGTTGATGTAAAGGCAGGATCATTTGAATAAAATTAAAAACAATATTTTTTAAATTAAAACCCTCAGATAATTCAGCTAAAAAACGAGTAACACTAACTACGAAAGAAGAAAAAGAATAAAAAAAAGGGGAAGTAGAGTCCTTAACAGCAGAGATAAAAGATGTAACTTTATCGTCTAAGTCAGCTATAAAATTTACAGATTTAAACAAGGTCTTAAAAGCTCCACTGAGAGATTGGAATTCAATGAGCTTAAAAGTACTTAAATGAACGATCGAAGAAATAAAAGTTTTAGGGAAAGAAAGGTCGAAAGAATCTTTCAAAAAATGTCTATATAAAACGGTTACTCTAACATTTCGAAACCAAAAATGAGAAAATTTAAATTTAGAAAAATGATTTCTTCTTAAAAAATGAAGAATATTAATTGTAGTAAAAGTATTAGTAGTAAAATCAAAGAAAAAAGAAGCAGGATTAATAAACGAAAAATGGCTATAAACAGTTTGAGGTCTAGGAAATTTATTCTTATCAAAAAAAATAGAAAATAAAGAAGAAAGATCAGCATTAAAGTCCGGAAGTCCATTAGAGAGAGATAGGTAGTCACAATTCATATTCCACATTGATCCTAAATATATATATATTTAAACGGCAAAGGCATGTATGTCCCGTATTTCCAATAAACGTTTGCAGGCGTAAGGTAGCTTAACATCTCATGAATTCCACAACTATTTAAAATAGAAGCAGAACACAAGACTGCGTACTAGTCTAGGCTTTGTGTCTACGAAAATCGATAGGGGCAAACTAACAGTGTACAAGTACCGTGCGTTAGCCTTTATTGCTATATATAGTGACATTTAGGGTTGGTGCGTTTTCTTTCAAAAAAGAATACACCGGTCAAACAGATACGTTAGCCCAACCAAAGAAAAACCTCAGAGCAGGGTGTCAACAGCTCACCACCGTTGTCCTCATGTCCAAGTGATTATATAAATAGCAACTAAAAATATAATTAAAATAAAATACAATAAAATAAATTTAAACTAAAAATAAATGCTTATTCTGGCCGGAATCTAAACTATAAGGAATACCACCATTTGCATTTATTCTAATAAAAGAATAACTATAGTAAAGATTAAATAATAATTAAATTCAATAATAAATCTACTAATTATATAAAACAAAAATTTAAAATCTTAATTTGAACTTCACCGTCAGTTAACTAAATTAACCTATCAGCGATCGTGAGCAATAGTTCAATTAACTCACTGTATATAAATATATATAAAATTAAATAAAATAAAACAATATATAATAAAAACTGTTGGTTATATAGTATGCCTATACTGGCCGGAATCAACAATAAAATTAAATTTATATAAACATATATAAAATTAAATAAAATAAAACGATATATAATAAAAAACTGTTGGTTATATAGTATGCCTATACTGGCCGGAATCAACAATAAAATTAAATCTAAAACTAATTTATATAAAATAAAATAAAATAAATGTGCATTTGACTAGTTACACAACTAGGGAAAAGTCCCATACCAACATACAATCCAAAATACAATAATCTCTATTAGAGAAATATTATATCAAGAATCATAGGAGGATACAG